ATGACCGCCCCTGAATGGCACTGCGAAATGCTACGCAGAGCTGCCGACAACCTCCTTCAGGCAGGCAATGTCAGCCAGTCTGACTATCTCGATATGCACGACCTAGTTACCGGCGCACTCTCGCACGCCCAGGAGGAACGTGCCGCTCAATGGTACAAACCCAATCGGACGTACAAAGTGGCGCTGAACGGCCGCGAGGTTGGCCAGATTGCCCGCGGCGCATTCAAGTCTTCGGCGCCAGAGCTAAGTGACGGGTTGATTCGATACGACAGGCGCGGACAGCTAGCAATGTTCCACCAGTACACCATTTATGGGGGCGAGATTAGGGGACGACGCTGGACATGTACGAACGGCCAAACCTACGCATTGACGGTGATCGGTTGCACCTGGCACGGCAGAGAGTGGCGGGCATTCGACCAACCTGACGAATATCGCCTTGCGGTAGATCTAGCCGAACAGGCCGAAGAAGACGGGGATAGCGCAGCCGCAGCACTATGGCGGGAGCGGCTAGATGCATGCGAACTGCGGCCATGCAGCACCTGTAGGAGCCACTTTGCTTTGATGGAGACCTGCGATGACTGCCACGGGACGGGCGTAGTAGCAACCGAGGCTATGCTGAAGGGAGTTGACGCGAGGGCAATTGGATGTGTGGACGACTCAGCCAATACTCCGGCCTGCATGAATTCGTGTCGGTCTTGAACCTACCGAACATGCTAACCAACCTAGTAGGAGAACAGCCGCAGCGCTACAACGTAGCGCCATCGACCCAAGTGACAACGCTCCGACTCGAAGGGGACGCGCTGGTCGCCCAGGCGATCAAATGGGGATGGAGGCCAGGCTGGGCCAGGGATCGCGCAGCGCCGATCAACGCCAGGGCCGAGAATGTGGCGCATGGACGCTTCTTCAGCGCAGCCTGGCGCCATCGCGCGCTTTGCCCCGTTTCAGGCTGGTTCGAATGGGTGGCCGATGGCGGGGCGCGGAAACAGCCGTATCACATCCAGCACGCCGACGGCTCTCCGGTCTTGTGCGCAGCGATCGGCCAGTTCCCCGGGCTTGAAGATGAGCAGGCCGAGCAGCACGGGTTCGTCATCATAACCGCCGATAGCGCCGGCGGTATGGTCGATATTCACGACCGGAGACCGGTGGTGCTGCCGCCCGAGCTGGCCCGGGAGTGGATTGACCCGGCGACAACACCGGAGCGCGCGGAGCAGATCGTGCTCCACCAGGGCGAGCCGAGCGAGTCATTCCGGTGGTACGCAGTCGACCCAGCAGTTGGGAACGTCCGAAACCAGGGACCGCAGTTGATCGAGCCTCAGCGCTCGGCCTCATAAGCCGCGACGCCGGTCCCTACCGCCCGCCATTCGTCCTGCGGCATACGCGAATCACAGATGAGCACCTCGACCTCGGCGCCCTCCTTCGGCTCCGCCGGCCGAATAGCTGCATGCCGGAGAATCGTCTCCATGTCCGGTACGTAGCTGCTCTCCGAGCCGTGGAACGACCAGATGCCGAACTTCCCTGCTCCACCCACCTGGTGGTCGAGTTTCACCGACCAGCCCTTGAATCGAATGACCAGCATGCCCTGCCCTCGTAGGAAAAGGCCGTAGTCTACTCCTAATCCTGACAGGCCCTGTTGGCCGCCAGCAGTTGCGCCTCGTAACCGATCCGCTGCCGCCGCTCGGCGAGCAGTGCGCGGACCTTGGTCTGTAGGTCGTCGCCTTTCCGCAGCCCAGCCGCTGCCCATGCCGGCACTTCTACCGCCGGCACTCGGCACGGCACGGCAACGGGCACTTCTACGCGCACCGTGCGCGGCTCAGGCTCGAACTGGCCGGCGCATCCCGCCAGCGCGACCGCGAAAATCAAAATCATCGAACGCATGGTCAACTCCGACGAACGGTTGTTGTGGTGTACGTTGTTACCCATTACTCTAAGCCCATGCCAGCCAAACGGCGAGGCGCCAACAAGGAGAGACACACGAAAGTCCCCGCATTCTTCGCTGCTAATATCCTGACCATCGAGCAAATCATTGAAGCGATCAACAATGACGGAAGCGCTATGACCAGCGCACCGGAAATCGCCGGCTACTACGCCTGGGATGCCGCCACTGACGCACTGGAAAGCGAGAATGATCTTGAGCAACTGACGGAGGATGACTTCGTTGCTCATCTGGAAGTTCTGGAAGAAAGAGGCGCCAAGATCAACCGCGATGCAGCCATCGCAGTTGCGCTCCAATTCCAGGCCGCAGCAGTGAACGACCTGCATTCTGGTGACGAATGAAACCAGATTCAGCCAATCACAACCCTGACCCGCGCTACCTGCGCGGGCTGGTCGATAGGTCTGGCATAAGTCAGCGGCAGGCAGCCGAATTGCTCGGTCTTTCATGGCCAGGCTTCCGCAACTATCTGCGCGACGAGTCCCACCAACTCTACCGGGCTGCACCGTACACGGTTCAGTTCGCACTGGAGTGCCTGGCAGAAAGCCCTAGCTCCTGATCAATGACCACCTCGGCGGCCGCACACTGCTCACCGGCGGTTCGCTCACGTACCAGGCGCTGGGCTTTGGCATACTGCTCCGCGGCCTGCTGCCGTCCCCGATCCACAGCCAGCGCGGCATCCCGGGCCCGCTGTTCGCCGGCCACGCGCAGCGCGGCAACCTGCCGGACCTGCTCCGCCACTGCGGACTCCAACTCTCCCCGGGAGGCACGGCAGGCAGCCAGATCCGCGCTCGCGGCATCCAACTGCGGCCGGTAGTGTCGCGCGCCGAGCCAGACACCGCCGGCGGCGCCGAGGCCGACCAGAAGCAGGCAGGCCAGCGCGACCGATAAAGCACGGGCGGAGATCACGACAGCACCCTCGTCGCCCGCTCCCACAACTCCAGGCGCTCCACCTGGCCGTTCATGCCGCCGTTGATCCGGCGGGTAATGGCAGCGAAATCGCCCCGGTCGGCCAGACCGTTGAGCCCATTCGCCGTCCACCACCAGGCGCTCGACCTAGCCGCGTGCTCGGGCTGCTCCAGCAACTCGGGCTCAGCCTCCAGCGGCAGGCCGAGGCCGGCGCCGGCAGCCCGGTAGTTCTTACGGCCGGTGATTTGCAGCAACCCTCGACCGCGGAACCGCCAGCCGTCTCCGCTGGACTCATCGCCGTTGCCATTGCGGTTGGCATAGGTGTTATTGGCTATGGCCTCGGGGTGGCGGGCCAGGTTCAACGCCAAAGCGTTTGGGCGTCCGTCGGCGCCGCGATATCGACTCGGCCAGATATTCGCCAACCCCTGCGCCGAGTAATTCAGGTTCTCTACCAGCCGCGTGAGCTGGGCGCTTTCATGTCCGACCTGTGCAAGGAACGCCGCTTGCCTGGCTCCGCCCTGGATATCGAACTGCAACATGGCGCGGTTCAGCGCGGGCAGGAAGACCCCAACAACCGGGCGGCACCTAGGGAGGATGTACAGCAGTTGGCTTTCAGTGATAGGCATGTCGAACTCCAATGAAAAAGCCCGCATGCGCGGGCTTTGGGTACTAATGGATAGGTTCTGATGGCACAATGCAGCCCGCCAGGAACCGCGAGCTAGAGAGGAAGGAGAACAGTGAGCGTAAGGAACATCGCTAAACGGTACGCCGAGAAACAACTAACCGGCGCTGAAGCGCTGGCCGAACTGAAGGAAAAAGACCTCCTCGGCGACGCCCTTATGACCCTGCTGGTCGACCACTTCGAACAACGCTGGGAACGGGAACAGTCCCTGCCCGACGAGTACAGGTCAGAGGACTGGTGACCCAACCGCCCGCCTGCTCATACAGGCGGCGGGCCCTTCACGATGCTTTCCCGATGGCCACTACCTGAAGTGGCTTTTTCTGTTTCTTCTTGCCGGCGGCCTTGGCCTTGCCCTTCTTGCCGGCGTTGCACTCAACCGTCGTGCTCCAGCCAGCCTGGGTAAATACCTGTTCCACCGACTCCACCAGGTAGGAACCATCGATTCCCGACTTGATGCCGGCGACGACTATTGTTCGTTCCGCGAAGAGATCCGTTCGCCCTGGCATTTCCAGGCGCACCCCAGCCGTGGAGCGGTTGAACGCAGCCAACCGCGCCTTGGCGGCCTGCTCAGCGGCGCTCTTGTTCGGATGAATGTGGCGGTCGGTATGCACGGGCGGAAGCCCGGCCGGAGCCTCTGCATTCGCCAGCTCGACCACCTCCAGCTTGCCAGTCGTCTTGTCCTGATACGCCGCCTTGACCGCCTTCTGCGTGGCCCGGTCACTGAACCGAAACTGAAACCGGGTGATCTCCGGCCGGGTCAGCGTGACGGTCGTCAGTGGCGCGCCGGATGCTCGCTCCCCGCCTTCGCGAGGCAGTACAAGCAACTTGTCCGCCGCCACCTTGGCCGTGCAGCCGTACTGTCTGGCCAGCCGCGTGATCAGGTTAAAATCCGATTCGCCAATCTGGTCGACACGCGGAACCACCGTCTGCACCGGGCACTCGCTCTGCCAGCCGTTGCGTGCGGCAATGTCCGCCACTATCCGCGCGAGCGTCACCCCCTCCCAGCCTCCGTCGCGGATCGTCTTGCCGCTGCCGCGCATGCTGCTGGCCTTGCCGCGGATGACGATGGTATCCGGCGGGCCGGATAACTCCACCTCGTCCACGGTGTAGATGCCAATCCGGGTCAGCCCGCGCCCGTCATAGCCTATCTGGATCTCGACCGACGCCCCCCGCTCCGGCAACACCACGGCACCGTCGCGGTCGTCAATGCGCAACTCGAACTCGTCGGACTCCATTCCCGGCTTGTCGACCGTGCGCAGCAGCAACAACCGGTCGTTGATACGCGCGGTGATATCGGCCTTATCCGCGATCACCCGAAATATCGGCTTCATTCATCCTCCAGGGTCAGCCCCACAACTGCACCTCGCCGGTCACCGGCACCTCGACCTCGGGCATGACGATCAGCAGGCCGGCCCGGAAGGGCTGCGGCTCATCGGCGAGCCACTGGTTCGCGTCGTAGACCGCCTCCACAGTCCCCACCAGATGCCCGTAATACTGGACGCAGAGCGTGTCCAGCAGATCCCCGTCAGACGTTCTGCAGATCGTCTCCATAGCGGACAAACTCCAGGCTAAATGCTTGTTTGCGAGGGGCGCCGCCTTGAACAAGGGCCGACTGCTCCTCCTCGATACTCGCCAGACACCAGAGGCCGAGCACCTGGCCGTAACCCGTGGTCAGGCTGAGCGGCACCTGGCGCCGCCCGATTTCACGTAGCTGCTCGATTTGCCCCAGGCCGACCCGAACACCGAAGACAGCCCCCTTCAACGTCAGCTTGTCCTCCCCCTCCCCGACCGCCTGTTGCGCCGGCCGCCGGGTAAGTCGTTCCTGAGCTGCCCAACGAAACGCCGTCTGTCTCCGCAGTTCATCGAACGCGGCCGTGTCGAGATTGAAGTAGAACGGGCTACTGTTCACGTCCCGCGGCTGCATGACCAGCAGATGCGCAAACGGCTTGGAGGCGGCCGCACTCGGCGTCATGCTCGAACGCAAGCCGGTCGGGATGATGTTGGCCAGCTTGGGACTGGCAACGCCGGCGAGCCGCCCGACCTGCCCGGTAACCTTCGACACGGCGTCGGACAACGCTCCATACCGCTGATCGAGCCCAGATAGCGCACGGGCAGCACTGCTGTAGGTATTCATGACGCCACCCACCTTTGCCTGTGCCACGCCCAGGCTGCGAGTCAGTCGCAGCGCCCGGTCGCCCAACCCGGCCGGGAAGCCGGGCAGCGTGGACAGCTCATCGGCAGCGCCCGTGAGATCGGAAACCGCACCCGTGATGGGCGCCAACATGCCGTCGACACTCCTACGCCCCTCCTCCCCGGCCCGCACAACTTGGCGCAGGCCGGATTCCATCATTTCGATATACGGCATTCCCCCTCCTACACATTGGGCTCATCGAACAGGGACACCCGCTGCATCTGCCCGGCAAAGTCGGCGAGCTGCCGGCGAAGCTCTGGCATGATCGCCTGGAGCAACGCCTGGGGATCTTTCGCATCCCCCTGGACAGTGAGACTGATGTTCGGCGAGAAACTGAACTCTTGTTTCACCGGCACCGGCGCCGGTTTCGCCGGCTCCGCCACCACCGCAGTGACAGGCGGAACAGCGGGCTTCGCGGGCTCTGCCGGTGGAGACCCACCGAACAGGCCGCCGCTGCCGAACAGCGCTTTGCCGCCGGCGGCCCCCAACTCGGAACCACCCCAGGCACCGATCATCCCGCCGATCAGGCCACCAATCGCAGTTCCAATGATCGGAACGACAGATCCAATCGCAGCTCCCGCCGCAGCGCCGGCGAGCGTGCCACCGAGGCCACCCAGGGCCGCGCCGTAGCCTTCGGCCTTTTCGTCTCGCGTCTCCGCGTTCACGAAGGTGTCGGCCGCCTGGAGGCCTGCACCGACAAGAGCCAGCGGTCCCGCCCCTTTGGCGAAGCGCCCAGCGCCCCGGAGCACACCCCAGGCACCGCGCCCTGCGGCGCCGAGGCGCCCACTGCGACCACCACCTGCCCGGCCACGCCGACCAGAACCACCGCCCACATCACCACCCAAGCCGCCGGCGCCGGGGTTGGTCACGAACACACGTTGAACGATATTCGGATTGCCCATCATCGAGCGGCCCCGGGCAATATCCATCAGGCCACGGCCAATCCTCCAGGCGTTGACTATCCCCCGGAGCACGACCAACGCGGCACCGACGCCCACGACTCCGGCAGTTACCCCAGGTGCCGCATCGGTGAGTCGAGTAAGCCCCTGGAACAATGGCCGCAAGGCGTCGGCCGCCGCATCAGTCATCGGACGAATCGCGTCACCAACCGCCCGCATCCCTTCGTTCGCGGCCTGGGCGACTTCAGCCCAGCGCTGGGCTGAGGCCTCCCGACGCTCCCTCAGGTTCTGGTCCAGAATGCCTGTGGCCGATGCCGATTCCCTCTTCAGCGACTCGTACAGCGCCTTGTTCTGCGTGTAGGCGGTGAGAGCCGCCTTGACTTGCATATCCGCGAAGATATCGCCGGTGCGCAGTGTCTGCTCCAGGGCCTCCATCATCGCCCTGGCCTTGGCCGGGTCCGCCTCCTTGCTGATGGCTGCGGTTGCCTCGGCCATCTTCTTGGCCTTGGCTGGATCGGTGCGCTGGATGTACTGCTGGGCCAATGCAAAGCTGGCTTCCAGCGTCGACATTCCGCTTTGCAAGCCAGTATTGAGCGAGCCTTGATAGTCGATGCCAGCCTTCTGGTAGGCTCGCACAACATCGCTGGAGCCGATCTTGGCCATCCAGTTCTTCAGGTTGTTGGCCGCCTCATCGGCACCGCCGGCGGTCTTCATTTGCACCTGAAGCATCGAGCCCAGTTGCGTGACGGCATCCATGCCGAAGATCTCCAACTTGCCCATTTCCGCGAGCAGTTGGGGAAACCATCGGGCCATGTCACTGGCCTCGAACGAGCCGGCCTGCCCCTGGAAGGCGATAGCCTCCAGCGCTTTCTCCATCACCCTGGGATCGGAGATCTTCGCGTTCTGCTGGAGCGCCTGCATCATCCTCGCGGTATCCACGCCGCCGGCGCCCTGCCCCACCACGAACTTGGCCGCGACCGGAGAGAACCCCGACGCCACGTCCAGATCCATGCCCGCGCTGACCAATTGGTTGATCACATCGGCCACTTCGTTGCGCGCCATCCCGGTGTCGCGGGAAGTGGTAATGACCGTGCGCGACAGATCCCGCTCTTCAGCGGAACCGGCCACCCCAGCCTTGATCGCGATATCCCGAACGATTGCCTGGTAGTCCGCGCTGATCTTCGTAGGCACAGCCAGAGCGGCAGTACCGGCGACCGCCTGGCCGACCGTCGAGCGCATACCGGACTTCCCGGCCTCCAGGCGAGCCATGCCGCTGGCTTGGAGCTTGATGCCCTGCGCCTCGCGGGCGGCCTGGCGGAAGGCATCGCCGAGTCGCCCCGCCTCCCTGGCGTTGTCTCGCAGCACGTTACGCAGCCGGCCCATTTCCGTTTGCTGGTCCGCCAGGCTGCGCTTGGCTTGCTGGGCTTCACGCTGTGCCACCTCGATCCGGCGCTGAATCCCCCGGACCTTTTCCGCGTCGGCCTTGTTGTCGGCCGCCGCCTGGGCTTGGCGTTGCTTGTACAGTTCGGCCGCCGCCTGAGCCTGGCCCCGCAACCGCTTCGCCTCCCCCTTGTTGCCGCCCTCGGCTTGCCGGTTGGCCTCTTGTGCGAGCTGCCACTGGAGGTAGCGCAGGCGGTCCATTTCCGTCGACTGCGTAGCCAGTCGCCGGGTCCGAGCCTGATCCGCCGCAGCCAACTCGCGATTGAGCGATGCCAGCCGGGCGGTGGCTGCTGCATGCTGAGACTCCAGCGCCGCGCCGACCCTCTGCTGCTCGCCATAGGCCCGCAAGGTGCTGCGGCGCTGTGTGTTGCCCAACTCCAACGCCGCCTTGGTCTGGGCCTTGAACAGATCCAGCTCCCGACCTTTGGCCTGGAGCTGGTCGATACTGCCCTCGACGGTGCGGAATGCTGCATTCAGCGAACTGCTCACGGCGCCGCCGATCAGCAGCCCGAGGGAGAGTTGATTGGACGCCATAGGATTCTCTGTCGGTTGAAAGTGGCTCAGTCACTGAGCCACCAGATCATGCGAGCCAACGGCATAGCCTCGATATCGGCGACGGAGAAATGGAACTCCGCCGCCAGACGCCTGGCCATGCGCTTGTGGTGCTGAACGCTATACCCCGTCGTCCTGCACCAGGCGAAAGTAGGCGGTTTGCAAGCGCCGGTAATCGACCATGGTCAGCCCCTCCAGATCCTTTCGGCCAACCTCGGCCAGGGTCGAGAACAGGGCCAGCTCGCGCTGTGCCTCTGTCTCAGCGCCCTGCTCTTCCGACGCCAGGATGTCACGGACTGTCGGCGCGCGAAGGGTCAGCTTGTCGACCTTCACGCCGTTGACCTCGGCCGTGGAACGCAAGCTGACCGTGGCGCCGGTGGCACGCAATTCCAACCACTCGGGGGTTTTCTCTTTCATATTCACTCCTTAAATGCCCAGCGCTGCGCGCGTTTCAGCCAGTTGATCGACACCGTTGATAACCCGCAACGGCGCCAAGGGATCGATCTCGAAGACCACGCGGCCGTCGACTTCGAGCTTGTAGTAGGTGACACCCACCGAATACTTGAATTCGGCCTTGTCGCCGGCCTTCCAGTCGCCCGGGTCAACCTCCTTGAGGGTGCCGCGGATTGTTGCGGTTACCGCCGTTACCTTGCCTTTCTGCGCCTTGAAGGCGCCGCGGAAGACGCCACGGAACGCGGTGCCATCGGCCAGGCCGAAGAAGTTCAGCGCCTCGCGCCGCACCCCGTTGGTGGTGAACGACGACTCCATGCGCTCAAGCCCCATGTCCATGTCGATGGAGCCATCCATGCCGCCGGCGCGGAACTCGTCGGTCTTCACGGTGACCTTGGGCAGGGTCAACGACGGCACATCGCCCTGGAAGCTGATACCGTCGATGAACAGGTTGGTATTGGTCAGTACCTGCGGAATCATTGCCATTGCGCGCTCCTTATGCTGCGTCGAGGACTTCGGTCAGCCACTGGTCGGTGACTTCGACGCGGAAATTGGGGTTCTCGGCCGGCGGAACGTCGGTGAATCGGATGTTCCAATACACTTTGCCTTGGGAGAGCTGGCTGGCCGTATTCAGGTCGGGGTCGGCGTAGACCTCGAAGTTGATGACCGCGCCCTGGTTCTTCAGGTCGCGCATGAAGGACTCCAACCCCTCGGTCACGTCAGACACATAGGTCTTGGTGATCGAGCGGTCGACCGCCCACTTGTGCCCTGCCAGGATCGCGTCCATCACGATATCCATCGTCCGCACGCGGGTGACGAATGCCCACTTCGCATCCGAAGACAAGGTGCGGTTGCCCCACAGGCGGTAGCCGTCATCGCGGATGATCGTGGTGATGTTGGCATTGTTCAGCAGGTTGGCTCGGCAGGTCGGGTCGCCGTCCAGATACTCGATGGGCCGCGTGGTGCCCGTGATCCCGACGAACTCCTTATTCGAGGGGCTGGCCCAGAATCCATACTCAGCATCGGTCCAGGCGAACAGACCCGCCACCCAGGCCGAGGCCGGAGCGTCGGTGGTGCTGCTGGTCTCGGTGTTCCAGACCTGCACCCCCGGATCGACCATGTACAGGCGCTTGCTGCCGAAGTTCGCGGCGTAGGCGATGGCGGTCTCATCATCCTTGCCCGGGCCGTCGATGATCGCGATTGCCCGCATGCGGCCGGCCAGGGCGTCCATCGCACTGGCCACTGCCTGCCGTGCGGAATGCCCAGGCGCAATCAACAGCCGCGGCTGAGCGTTGAAACGCGATTTGCCGTCCAGCAGCGCCTCCAGGCCGGTACGCTCGCCGGTACTGTTGATGCCGCCGATGATCGCGCTGGCCTGCTCTTCGGGCGTGCCCGCCGCTTCCACACCGACCGCCACGATGACAGCTTGGGCGCGCATGTAGATGGCCTCGCACGCAGCGTAGATCGGCGAACCGATCCCGAACGCCGCTGCCGCTTCCTTCTTGCTGCTGATCAGGACCGGCACGTTCGGCTTGGCGGTCGCTCCAGCTCCCGGAGTAAACACGTCACACAGACCGATGATCGAGCTGGAGGGCAAAGCAATGGTCCGCGCGCCCACGTCCACATTCGTTACCGTGACGCCATGGAAAAAGCTCATTGGTAGATCTCCTAGAATGAAAAACCCCGCACTAGGGCGGGGTTTAGTTGGTGCCTTCTTCGGCCAGCCAGGCAGGCGGCGCCGGCCTGGAGGCGGGGTCGGGGAATGCCGGGTCGTCCGGCCAATTGCGCAGGGCCTCGCGGTAGCTCATTACCTCGCGGAACTGTTCAGACGACAGGGAGGTGGCCAGCTTGCCGAGTTCGCGCTCGTCGCGATGCCGCGCCACTAGGCCATCGGTCACTATTAGTTGTGCGTCGCGCCATGCACGAGCCCGCGCGACGAGCCGCTGCTCGTCTGGCGGGGGAGGATCGACCAACATTGGAAGGCCAGAGGAATCGACGGAAATTCGCTTACCGGACTCCTGCCCGGCCAATATCCGCTCATAGAGCGCTGTACTGATCGGCACCGCATCGAGCGGCCAACCGCTGCCTTCCTCGTAGACCTTCCGCAACGAAACGGGATAGAACGCCACCGCAGACGGCGAGAAAACATAGTCACTGGAACTCATCGACCGAATGCCTCCCAGAACAATACGGATTGGAGTTGATAGCTATTTTCGAGGGTCGCCCCTGTCGTTGTCTGTCCATAGAACGCGGTGCTCGCGTCGGTGCCCGGATGGAAATAGGCGGTCTGACCCGCGAAACCGCCTAGGCATTCGTTCGGGAAAGGAATCGGAAACGTGATAGTCGCCGTCCCGTCACCCGCTACCGTCACGCGCCCCCACTGGCGGATAAATCCAGTGTCGTTATCCCGCCACCAGCCGGTGGAATAGAGCCACGCGGTCGAAGGTACACCGGCTCCAAGACTCTCCCTTGCCCCCGTGGAGTTATTCGCGCCCGTTCCCCCCAAATGTACCGGGAGAATCCCTGAAGTGATTTGGCTAGCATCGTGCGTATGCGAGACACGGGCATACACCGAGAGATCCAGATTCGCCGCAGTGTAGATTGGACTCCCGCGCCAAAGCAGATTTCCAACATCGTTCATCCCGAGGTCGCCCGCGTATACGCCGCTCCAGTGAAACCAGAGTCGCGGCGCATATTTGTAAATTCGCCCGTTCGCGCCAATCAATTCGGCTTCACGAATTTGGATGGCGGCTTGCGCGAGCCCATCGCCTGCCACCGCCGAATAGAAAATTGGACTCTGACTGTTGAATCCTGCGTTCAGCGCATCGGTAATCCCGTAGCCCGCCAACGTAGTGGGCTTGCCGCTGTTGATCTTGCTCCAATCCAAACTTGGGATATCAGCGGCGGACAACGATGCACCTGCTGTCACCAAACCTTTGGCGTTGATTGTCACCTTGGGATAGACACCGGGCACCACTCCGCTATCTGCGAGGGTCAGCGCGATGGAAATGTCCCGTGTTCCATCGAATACTGCGCTGCCTGTTGCAGCACCGCTACACGCAAGAATCCGCTCCGACGTCAGCTTCGTAGCACTCGCTGCATTACCGGTAATTGACGCCGGCAGTTGGCCCGCGCCATTGAGCCGTAGCAGCTTGTGCGGTGTTGGCTCTTCCACCGCCTCACTCTTCGCCAGGGCATCGGTGATGCCATAGCCACCCAGCGTATTGGGCTTGCCGCTGTTGATCTTGCTCCAATCCAAACTTGGGATATCAGCGGCGGACAACGATGCACCTGCTGTCACCAAACCTTTGGCGTTGATTGTCACCTTGGGATAGACACCGGGCACCACTCCGCTATCTGCGAGGGTCAGCGCGATGGAAACGTCCCGTGTTCCATCGAATACTGCGCTGCCTGTTGCAGCACCGCTACACGCAAGAACCCGCTCCGACGTCAGCTTCGTAGCGCTCGCTGCATTACCGGTAATCGACGCCGGCAGTTGGCCCGCGCCATTGAGCCGTAGCAGCTTGTGCGGTGTTGGCTCTTCCACCGCCTCACTCTTCGCCAGAGCATCGGTGATGCCATAGCCACCCAGGGTAGTAGGATTGCTGCCACTGGTTGCTCGGCCCTTCGCGTCAACAGTGAGGCTGCGGTAGGTACCAGGAGCAACCCCCGTCGGACTCAAGGATAAAGGCAGTGTAATACCGCCGCCCTGCTCTAGCGTCATCTGCCCAGTGGCATCATTGATCGCCCGAACCTCCAACAGGGCCTTATTCAGATCTGCCACCGTCGCGGTAACTACATTGGGATCGATCAGAAGGTTAACGATTTCTGCGTGGCTGACTGCGATATGCAACCGGACGGTCTGGGTTCGCCCCGCCCCCTCGCTGACCAACGGCTTGTAGCTAGGCGCACAATCCGCTACAGCGATCAGGTCGCCATCGGAATCCTCCAGTCCCAGCTCGCGCATCCACCAGCCCCCCACTTCCTGCGGCAGAATGGCTTCGGCCACTAGCACGCTAGGACTATCCTCGGCCGCTACCAACCGGTTTAGTTTGACCCGGTAGCGCTGTCGGATAAGCGCGGTTTGCGACGGACTAGGGACCGGATCAGGAGTCTCCCCGGGCGCACCTCCTCCATCACCAATCAACATATGGGTAATGTCACGCCGCAGCCCGCCAGCCGCCGCCTCGATTTGCTTGGCAGCCCCCTTGTCGGTAAGGAAGCCCCCGTATTGCTTGCTCATGGAATGAACCTCGGGAATACATCCAAGATGTCACCATCGGTTTCTACAACCGCAGTGAAGACCTGAAGCTTGGGCTCGAAGCGAATGTCGAGCCCGACGATATGGCGACTGACCGGCCGCGCGTCATCCAGCAGGCGCTCCACCTCGCGATAGGTGGTTTCAGTGATACCGCCGCTGCTCACGCCAACCTCGATGGAGAACGTGCCGGGCTCGCCGGGCGGGTCGGTCTGCCACCACTCGGTCACCGTCAACAGGTAGCCAATTGGCTCGACCACCCGACGTAGCGCGCCGATAGTGCCTTTCCTCGCGTGGATCTCGAAGGCAGAGCGGATTGCTGCCCGCTTTGTCGGCACCGACCATTCGTTGTCCCAGCGATCCACTGACCAGGCCCAGGCCAGCCACGGCAGGATGTGTTCCGGGCAGGTATCGGGGTTGACCAGCAGCCGCAGAGGCACGTCCGTTTCTTCGTCCGTCGCGAACTCCAGGGCGCGCTCCAGATCGGTCGCGTTGCTCGGTAGCTGACTCATGCGTCCCCCTGTACGACCTTCACGGACGTGCAGTAGGCCGCCTGAGCCTTGGTCGGCACGATATCGACCCAACCGTTCAACACCACCTTGCGAACGCCGGTGATATGCAATTGGGCGTCAATCGCCGACCGGGACACCTCGACACCCAGGCGACGGCGCGGATTGATCCAGGCGTTTATCCGACGCTGGCACTCGGCAAGAATCGCCTCGTTCTCCGACCCGACGCCCTCCATGTACACCACCGCATCGATGCTGTACGGCAGCACCTCGGCGCTCTGCACCGTCAGCCGGTCGCCGACCGGCCGGATATCCTCATCACTCAGTCGGGCATAGACGGTATCGAGCAACGCCTGATCGGCGACCCCCTGCCCTTCGACGTGCAACACGGTAACCACCACCTCCGCCGGCCTGGGGCTTTCGGCCGTCGCGTCCCCGACCAGGGCCGACGCACTGCGCGCGTGCAGGATGTAGCTGGACCGAGGCCCTGCGGTGGTCAGGCCTTCATAGGCTAGCTGTACGCGCTCCCGCAACGCGGCGTCGTCCTCCATCACCCGCTCGGTCGGCGGAACCGCCGACTCGTCGGCCTCCCGTATCACCAGGCGCTGTAGCTTGACGTTCGCCGCCAACTGGTCAAGGTCGCTACCCTCGGCATAGGCCAGCAACAACGCCTTGGCCGCCGAGTTCACCCGAGCGCGGTTCTGCATTCGACGATAAGCTGCCTGTTCGAGCAGCTTCACCACCGGGTCACTTTCCAGCGCAGCGTTCCACTGGTCGCCCATGTAAGCCCTGAAATCCGCCAGCTCCTCGGCATAAACCGCCTCGAACTCCAACGGCTCCAGCACTTCGGGCGCCGGCAGTGAGGCCAGATCTACGGTACTCATGCGCTGACCTCCAGCATTACGGAGTCACCCAGGTACACCCCGGCCAACTCCAGATCGATCCGCCCACCCATGACCGCCACCACCCGGACACGCTCCAGGCGCAGCCGAGGTTCCCACCGGCCAAGCGCCCGCGCGACCTCGGCTTGCACGGCACTCTTCCAACCGTCGTTCACCGGCAGATCGACCAGGCGCCGCAACTTACTGCCGTACTCCGGGCGCATGCGCCGGGTGCCCAACGGGGTAGTCAGAATGTCCTCGATGGATTGTTTCAAGTGGGCCACGCCGGATAGCGGCTGCCCGGTCCGTCGATCCAGCCCAATCATCGATCACCCCTACTTACGAACGAATTCCGCGCGAGCCACTAACCACTCGAACACCTCTTCGGTGTCGGCGACGACCTCGCTATTGCGCACCTGCACCGTCACGCCGCCGGGCATGATCAGGGTGCGCTGTCGGTAGGCCTGATCGATGAACGTCACCGGCAACTCGGGCGTCGGATGATCTTGAACCGGCGCCTGGACGGCTTCCGCTTCTTCAGTCTTGGCTTTGGCCATTGGCCCCTCCAGAAACGACAAAGCCCGCACAAGGCGGGCTCAGCGTTGGGTTATGTTCAGTGTGTGTGATGGTTGCTGTTGCCGGTGGTGTCCATGATCGAGCCGCCGCTGGTGATATTGCCGGTGACGTGCAGCGTGCCGGCCACCGTGACCTTGCCAGCCAGCAGGATCTCGCCGGCCTGGACGACTACCTGACCCGGGGTGACGGTGACCGAGGCGCCGCCAACGGTCGTCGTGCAGGTACCTGCCGGGAGGGTCACCGCGTAGCTCTTCGCCTGCCAGTCGTAGACCAGGGAGCCGCCATCGGGAAACCGCCAGACCTCCACGTTTTCGCGGTTGTCGGGCTGGTCGCCGGCGACGCCGTACAGGCCGGGAATGAACGTTCCCATGTCGGCTACGCCGCTAGGGCTGATCAGCGCACCCTGCTCACCGAGGCTCGGCGCTCGCCAGTGCCGCGCCGTGCCGGCGGCCAGGCTATGCCAGCGCACCCAGCCACTGATCCAAGCCCCTGCCTGCACGCGCACCCGAGCGGCCGCGAGATCCACCGCAGCAACCACGCACGGCTTGATCATCGCCGCAATCATGCGGTCATGTTCCGCTGTCGCGTAGCTCATAGCGGGATATCCTCGGGCGCGAAGTAGTCCCCCTCATGACCGGGACCAGTGTCGGGATCGATGCCGAACAGCAGCTCCTCGCCAGACTCGTCCTTCCAGGGCCACTCCTCGGCCCCTACATAGACCGTTTGCGTCCACTCCACCAGCCAGACACAGAAGGCGTCCAGCTCAGGCTTCGTGTAGTCCTCGCCGGCCTGGACGAACTCGGCTTGCGAAACATCGTCCAGATCCCATGTCTGGTCCCGCAGCAGATGGGCAAGCTGGGTTGCCAGTTGTAGGGCCTTGGTGCGGTTCTCCGCGCGCTCCCGGCCTACGACGATCCGGGCTTGCACATGCAAGGTCAGTCCCACCTCGCCCGTGCCCTGGTCGGGATCCTGGCTCGGCTCGAACTCCGACACCTCCAACAGGATGCACGGCGCTGGCATCCGGTCCTCGATCTGCGTATCGAACGCGATAGAGCGCATACCGGCGAGCGATGCGTTCAGCTCTGCCTCAATCGCTCGGTAGAAGTCGAGCAGCACGAAGTCAGCCACGCGCGCCTCCCTTGGTCAGCTTGTGCAGTTCGTAGGCAAGTTCGCGCTGGGCGAACTCAAGCAGTTTCTGGTCGGCCCGCTTGGCCCAGGCATCGAACAGCGGACGCACGTCGTCCAGCAGCACCTTTGCCTTGGCCAAGGGAAAGCGGCCGTACATGTCCGCGTCCATCGAACCGCGGCGACCGTAGGCCATCGATCGAACGTCGCTGGCCGGGTAATCGCTCGGGTCGAAGTGCGGGCTGGCCGTTCGAATCCAGATATCTGGCTCGCCCCCGTACACACGGGCATAGAAGGCCCCGCGATAGGTTCGCCCGGCCACCGTCACCCCCGCCTTTCCCTGACGAGGCCGGCCGATTCGGCTGGCCTCGATGGGGTTGATGCCAAACCAGAGCTTGCCCTGGCTACCCGAGCCACGCACCGGATACGCGATCAGCCGCTGCCGCACTGCCCGAACCGCTATGCGCTCCTTCTGGCCGACCGCCCTGGCGATATGCGTCCGCAGCCAACCGAGCGTCTTGTTGATCGCCCGGCGCTGCGCGTTCATAGCCGCCTTCGGGTACGCCGCCGCCAGAGTCGAGAAGGCCGCCATATCGGCGGCCTTCGGCTGGACGTTCAGCGTACCGCCTCGCGCGGTCACCCGATGGGTGGTACCGATAGCCATCAGTCCCTCCTCAGCAGCAACGCGACTAAGCCAGTGCCATCAGGCTCCCGCCGCACGACGATATAGGCGCCGCCGTCTGGCGGAGGGAGATCCACGACGATTCCCTGCCCGACCTCCACGCTCGCCGCATCGCTGGCCAGAACGGTGAACCGCGGCTCACGCAATGGAAGCGGCGCGGTACCCATGCGCGGAGCCTGCCATGGGGCGGTAAACTCCCCCAGCACAGGCTCTGCCCGCCCTTCGAAATGGGCAGGGTCGCCCAGCTCATCGAACAGCAGCGCATCGAGATCAGCGAATCGCTCATGAAAGCGCATGGCTATTCGCCGTCCTCGCCGCTCTGCGCCTGGGCGTGGTCCTTGGCCAGACCGATAACGCCCGCAGCCAGCAACTCCTCCCGCAGCTCCGTGCTGGCCGGTTCGTAGGGCTCGCCCATCCGATAGATATCGCGCCCGTCCTGCACGCACCCCTTAATGACGATGTACTTCGACTTTGCGGCGGCCATGTCACACCACCTTCGCGAACAGGAAGGCATCCGGCTCCAGCAGGCCGGACAGCGCAGCAGCCTGGAGCTTCACCCAGCGCACGCTCGGCTCCTTGGTCGTCCAGCTCTTCGGGAAGCGCGACGCCTCGACCAGGCCACTCTCGATGGCGTCGAGATCCTGAATCGCCCCGTACAACATCGCGTTACGGGTGTTGGTCGAGCCCAGGATGATGCCACCCGCCGAGATCATCGGCTGCTCCTCCTCGTCGCCATCGTCGGGCACGAACCACTCATCGTAGCCGTAGAGATCCAACCCCGGATCGTTGAGATAGCCGAGGTACGTAACGCCATCAGGCAGTTCCTCGGGGTTGATCATGCCCAGGTCGACGCGACGGGTATTCAGCTTTTTCATGACGCTTTCGTCGTTCTGGAACGCATCCAGGGCCTCGCCGCTGAACACCGACACGTTCGCTGTGCGCCCGGAATCCTTGGCAATGCGGCGCTTCCAAGTCCGCAGATTGCCAATCGGGTCGGCGCCACTGGCCCCCCACTTGCCGGTGGCCAGCGTCACCTTGTGGGTATCTTCCATCTGGAAGTCGATAACATCATCGACGCCCTCGCCCTTCACATTGATGCTGCCGGTAGTAAGCGCCTGGGCACACATCCACTCTTCACGACGGGTAATCTCGTCGTCGAGATCCGCCAGATCCTTGCCCAATTGCTCGCCGGCCCGCTGGAGCGCGGACTTGGTAGCGAACGGGTTTTCGCCAGGCGAACGTTTCAGGATCAGCTCCGCGGTGGTCTCACGCTTGGGCTGGATGTACGGCGGCTTGTAGGTGGTGCTCCGGTAGCCGGAGCGCAGCGACAGGCTCCCCGGTAGGCGGGGATGCACGAACGGAGCCATCTTGCGGGTGCCCTTCACGATATCGATATCCACCGCAGTGGTACCAAAGGTCACCGGGTTGGCGCCATTGAAGAACAGGTCACGCAGGAAGGTACGCGGCCGCACCATCTGCTCCACCGCATCGAGCATCGTGCGGCAGTCGAAAATATCGGTCATCTGGTTGAACTCCTATCAGCGAACGAAGAGGCAGAACGGGCGCAGAGCATCGACCAGGCTGTCACGCCCGTGGCCCTCGCCTACGGTGAGCGCGCCGAAACGCACATCGCCGGTCAGTTGCAGCGGCGCGACCTTGGCACCTGCCGAGGTATCGACGGCCTCCAGCAGAACCGCGCTCGGCGCCTGGGAGCCATCGTCGGCGGCGGCAACCGACAGCTTGTACTCCTTCGAAGCAGTGACCCGGCCCAGCACCGCGCCGCGCTTGAGTACCTGGCCGGCAGCGATCACACCGGAGCCGGTGGCAATGGGGAAATCACCGGCCGCCAATTGGTCCGGGACGTAGGTATTGCGTTGAACTTCGTACATGGCGGATCTCCTTTTAGCGGCGCTTGGCACCGGTCACGATGGCGGATACCGCAGCGCCACGCTCCTTGCTGGCCGCGTCGTCGCCAGCCGGCGTGGAGGCCGAGGCCCCGGTGGAGTCGGCAACGATTCCGGCGAGGGTAATGCCGCGATCAGAGGCCGCCTGGAGCAGTTGCAGGGCGGTCGCTTCGACACTGGTACCGGCTTCGATGGCAGCAGCCACCTCCTTCTCGAAGCCCTTGCTGGCCAGTGCGCTGATGCCCTGAATACGCTTGCGCTCAGCGACAGCCGCGTCGGTACGGGCCGCCTGGATCTCCTCGGCGCCGGCACTGGCCACTTCGATGGTGTTCGGGTCGATGCCGCTGGCCAGCGCCTCGCGCAGCTCTGCCGTGGTCTTCACGACTTTCATACTTGCTTTCCTCGGTTGGGTTGCGGCCGGTTTGGCCAGTTCAGTGATCAGGGCTTCCAGGCTGCCAAGTCGGTGCGCGAGGCCGGCTTTCACCGCCGCGGCGCCGACCAGAAGGCCGCCGTAGTCACCCATTTCCGGGATACGTTCAGCAGCCACGCCGAGATTGCGGGCCACCTTGTTCTCGAAGACTTCAGCCAGGGCATCGACGGTCTCGCCGATCTTCTTGCGCCCTTCTTCGGTGGTGACGTCAGGCCGCTTGTTCGGGGCGTTGCGACTGACCACCTGGTAGCGCTTCGGCTTGTCTGGTCCATCGGGCTGAACCACCGCCTCAACGATGACGCCGATACTCCCGGCCATCGCCGTCTCGTCGACAACGATTTCCTCGGCAGCACTTCCGATCCAGTACGCAGCGCTAGCCAGGTAGCCCCCGGCATAGGTAACGATCCGCTTGCGATTGCGCCCCTCGTACACCAGCTCGGCCAGCTCGTTGATGCCAGATGCCACACCGCCCGGGCTATCGATGTTCAGTACGATGCTGCGGACTGCCGGGTCGTCGAGCGCCCGCTGAATGTCCGTGGCCAGCACCTGGGTGCTGGTGGCTCCGCTGATCTCGGTAAACAGGTTCGCGTAACGGAAGATGGGGCCGATCACAGGCACGATGGCCACGCCGTTGCGAACAGTCACCGTGCGGGCCTTGTTCAAGCGCTCGCCTTCGCGGGTCACCAGCGCTTGGGGGTCACCCATTCGCTCAGCGATGGCCAGCAGGTTCTCCAGATGCTCGGGCAGCATTAGCCAAGGCTGCGATGCAGCCAGCTCGAATGCGCGCATGGTTATTCCTCGTCGTGGGGACCGGGCACCGGCGGCGCCTCGGTTTCGCGGCCCTTCGGCAGCGTGTACAGGTTGTTGGCGCGGCGCTGCTCGATCTCCCGCAAGCGCTGGTTGAACACCTGCTGCCAGGGCTCGCCAGTCATCGCCGCAGTCTCCAGGGTCTCGTTCGACAGGCCGTACTCGATGCGCTTACCGGCGGCGTTCGCCTCCTTCAGCTCGTCGATGGCGCCACGCGCCGGCCCAATCCATAGCGCCTGGCAGTACGCACGCCGCTTGATCGGATCGTGATAGCCGGGCAGGTCGATCAGGCCGCGCGCCACCGCTTCGTCAATCACCAGCTCCCGGCTCGGTTGGCAGAAGTCGCAGGTCAGCCACCAGCGGCGCAGACTGTAGAATCGCCAGGCTTGCAGCATGGCGGCCCGCGCGGCGCTGTAGCTGGTGCTGTAGTGCAAAAGCACCTCGTCCGCGGGGATCTCCAGGGCGGCGCCTATCTCCTTGACGACCGCCATAAAGAACGGATCGAACTGCGCATTCGGCCGGGCGGGGTTGGCGACAACAGGCTCTTCGCCCTCGCCCAGGTCAACCACCGCCCCCTCGCCCAGCTCCAGGGCCGGTGCTTCGTCGTCGGTGGAGGCACTACCACCACCGTTCACCAGGCCCGTCATCGGCAGGCCGCCGGCGTTGTTGTAGTCGGAGCCCTTCTTGATGAACACGGTGAACATTGCCGAGATCACCGCCGCCATAAGCTCGGCGCTGCTGTAGCGCTCCAGCTTCTGCAACGGCTCCAGCACCGGCGCCAGATACGGCGCACCGCGCTTCTGGCCGGGCCGTTCCTTGTCCGACATGACGTGCAACACCCGGCGCCGTCCGGTCTGCGCACCGAATGCCGGTAGACGCTGCCAGGTTAGCGGCCCGGCAGTCGGCAGGTCGTTCGGGTAGCCCGAGCAGACGTGATAGGCAACCGGCGCGCCGAGTCCGTTGGACTCGATGCCATCGACCAGCCCTGCGCTATCCAGGCCGTACCCCGGATTGCAAACGCGCTCGGCCTCGATCAATTGCAGGCGCGTGCCGAAGATGCAGCCGGGCCGCTCCTCGAAGGGCGTTGCCACCAGCACATCGCCGCCGACCAGCGACGACACCAGGGTCAGCGCCTGGAGCTGGTAGTGGTTCAACGTCGCCTCGGCATCGCACTCGGCTGGGCTGTCGGCGTAGTGGTTCCAGATCCAGTCCAGTTGCGCATTCAGCCGCTCCGCTTCTTCACCGGAGATCCCGAGCGCCTGGTGGTCGACCTGCGCCCGACAGACCAGCCCCGTACCGACCACGTTCGTGCGCAGGCGCATCACGACAGCCCGCGCGATCAGGTGGTTACGCAGGGCATCCCGAGAACGGGCGATCAGCATATTGCGCTCGCCGCGGTTCAGGTCTCGACGAGGACTGCCCAGGCCAGGGATCCAACTGGCCATACTGCGGAGCATGCGTGAAGCTCCCCGCCAGCGCGTTTCCGTGCCACCGCCGCCCCCCCTGCGCCATCGGCGCCGAGGGACGGGCCGCCGCCTTGGCCAGACGGAGGGCTTCGCGCATCAGTTGTTGCTCGGGTGAGCGTCGGAAAAAGCCCATGGTCAAATCTTCAGGTAGTAAACGCGGTTACGACCCCGCCCGTGCTGGGCGGCCTCTTCCTGAGCGGCGGCTGCGGCGTACTGTTGTTCAAGCATTCGCAGAGACGCCAGCTCGGCTTTGTAGACCTCGCGCTCGCCACGCTTCAGGCGCTGCCCCTTTGACAGGACGTCAGATATCGCCGCCCGGACTTCCTCCAGGCGCTGTTTCGCTGTGGTCATGATTTCCCTCAGTCAGCCGACCCGGCTGCGTGTACCGCGACCGCGCGGCACCGCCCGCTTGGGCATTGGTGCCACGGGCTGGTCGCCACTGAACAATGTGGGTTGCCGCACCTGGCGCTCCAGGGCATCCCATTCGTCATCCCGCAGAAGGTGGGTTTTCAGGCTGCGCGCGGCATGCAGGGCATACACCTCGCAATCCAGCGCCTCGTTACGCCGACCGGCTTTCTTCTGCCAAATCATCTTTGTGGGAATCCGCGGGTGCGGCGCCAACACCTCGTTTGTGAACTGCTCGAAGTAGTCCTGGCGGATATCGCTGTACCAGTGCATCCGCCCCGCCCCAGCACCCACCAGGCGCACGCGGGAGTCGAGCAGGGTCTTGGCCTTGTGCGTGCCGACGATGTACACCCGCAGGCCGTACTTCGCGGCCTTGGTGTTGTCGCGGGCGGTATCCACTGAGGCAGACGGCCGGGAGAAAATCTCTTTCTCCAGGCTATCGCGGGAGGCCCCCTTGATCGCCATGATGTTGAAGCGCTGGCGGTCCCGGACGTATGCGTAGACGGCGTGGTTGGTGTTCCCGTCAGAGCTGTCGATGCTCACCGCCGATATAGCCAGCTCGCCGCCGCCCTCCATCGGGAGCGGCTTTGCCAGCAGCGCATCCAGTTCAGACCAGACCCCATCGCTGGGGTCGGCCGGATTGCCGCGCAGCTCGTTCCAGAACAGGCGCCAGGACTCCTCCCCACGCCCCCAACCGACGACAATCACCGCCAGGCGGTCGCCTTGTACGTCCACCCCTGCGGTAGCCAGCAGCACGCCAGCCGGTGCCGTCCATTCGCCGTAAGCCTCGGCGCGCTTCACCAGCTCCTCGATCCCAGGCGCATTGCTCTTGAACTCGTAGCTCTCACCCTTCGAGCTGTTCACGAACGCGATCATGGGGCCGATGTTGCCCTGGGCGGCGGCATGCTCGGCCTGTAGCCACTTCTCCATCAGCACCGCGAAGCGTGAGCCGTAGAACGTCGCGATCAGCTCGTTCATGTCGTAGCCGGCTATACCGCGGAACTCAGCCGTCGCCACCCAGCGGCCATGCTGTAGGTTCGCGTTCTTCTGCGCGTCGTCCCACACCGACCCGCAGTGCGGACAGGCGTAGTAGGCCAGCTCGGGGCGCTTGTGCCCGTACACTTCGTGATACTGCGTCGGATCCTCCGGGCAGTGCAGGTGATCGAAGCTCAGTTCGTGTTCCTGGCCGCAGTCGTGGCATGGAACCATGGCAATGCGCTTATCCGACAGCTCGTACTCGGCATCGATGGCCGACAGCCCCTTTAGCGTCGGCGTGCCGCCGATGATCACTTTGGATCGTCGGTAGGTCTTCAGCCGCTCCTTGGCCAGCTTGATGCTATCGCCCTGCCCCCTCAGGTTCAGGTTGCAGTCGTCGGGCTCCTCGACGCCGACACGGGGTACCGGCGTTGACTTCACGCTGGAGGGGCTGTTGGAGCCGACCAGCTTCAGGAAGCCACCGGGGAAGCGCTTGAAATCTTGCCGCTGTTGGAGCTTGCGGCTTCGAAGATCGATCTTCTTGCGCAGCCGAGGCGTGGCCTCCACCATCGGCTCCAGTTTCTCGGCCACATACTGCTTCGCAGCTTCGGCCTTCGGAAACAGGATCAGGATCGGCGAGGGGTCCAGATCGATCCATTTGCCGAGGGCGTTACCCAGCACGCCGGAGGTCCATGCGACCTGGGCCGACTTGCGCCCGACTACCTCGGTCACATTCGGATCGTCCAGGGCCTCCAGAGGACCACCCGGCCACACCAGATGGGGGGTCACCTCGAACCGATAGGGACCAGGCTTCGCCGCCTCTTCGGGAGACAGCCAACGGTACTTCCGCGCCCACTCGGCAATGCTCATCCGCGGCGGCGGAGACCACTTGCGGGCCATACGGCGAACGGCGTTAATCGCCGTCTTCTTCAAAGCCCTCTTCAGGGAGCGCGTAGTCAGTATCCCCGTCTGACGGGGCGTCATCCGGTTCATACTCGGCCAGTTTCCTTAGGGTCTCTTCCATCGGTTCGCGAATCAGGCTTTCGTCGATCTCAATGCCATAGCGGGCCGATAGCGACGCTGCCAGCGCGTCGGGGTAGGTGTTGAGCAACTCGACCTTGGCCGCAGTGATCATCGCTTCGTATGCGGTCGCCATATCGGCCACCAACGCCACCTCGCCCACATCGCGGGCCAGGGCGATCTCCTCGCGGTCGGCGCGCAGCCTGTCCAGGCGGTCCCGTACCGATTCTTTCTTGCCGTTGAGGGAGGCGACCTGCACCAGCCAGCCGATCACCTCTTCGGTGTCGTACTCGTTCTCGTTCCCGCGACCGAGCCCGACCGACACCACCGGCATTCCCTCACGCTGCCACCGGCTCAAGGTGCGTTCGTCGCGCCCGACGATCTCGGCCAGGTCGGCTTTCGTCACTCTGCGACCCATGCTAACCCCTTGAAAAGACGGACATTCCTGTAGAAATCACAGCTAGAGGGAAAACGCGAGTCCGCGTACCCGTATAGGGCCGGGGACCGGGGAAGGACCCAAAAAATCGGGATTTCAGGGGGGGCTGGCCGGCCCGCCCCGCTGCTCATCGCCGGCCGGCGGCATCCCGGCGCGCCGGGCAAGCCAGCGCGTGTAGAACCCCGAGGTCACATCGGCGCCGAGGCACGCGACCACGCTACCGAGCGCGGCGGCAACCGGCAGCCCCGCACCGCTCGCCGTGGCGAGCAACACCGAGGCCAGGCCGAACACCACCGAGGCCCCCGAGCGCAGCAGGACACGTTTCAGCAGATCGCTGACCGTCAGTCCTGCCGCCTCGGCGCGCCACAGCTCCCCGGACAGGCCGGCCATCGACACCAGCACGAACAGCCAGGTCGGGATATCGCTCAGCGTCTGCTGAACGTCGTTCTCTGTCGCCATGTTCACCTCGGTCTGAGTAGGCGGCCCGTCCCTGGACCCGACACCCCGCCAGGGAGGCCAGAGGCGCCGAAATCGAGCCAATAAAAAACCCGGCGCGATGGCCGGGTTCCGATGATGTGGAGCGTGTGCCTCAGTGGCGCACCTCTACGAGAGTGCCTACTTTTTACCCCCAAAGTGTCATGGCAACAACCCCGTTTCATTGCCACCCTGCGAATATCCCATGAACGCCTTGGCAATCCCTGGCGAATACTCGGTGAATATCTGCCTACGGTTATCAAGCGCCTCTGGCGCTGTCCTACTGGTCAGTAGGTGGGTCAGCAGGTGGGACAGATAACCCATTGTTTTATATGGCGTTGTCCTACTGTCCCACTTGTCCCACTACTTTTTACGCATATAAGAGAATAATAAGAGCGCACGCTGCGCGCGTGCGCGCGATGCGCGCCTATGTGCGGGCGGGTGTGTGAAAGGTGGGACAGTGGGACAGCCCCAGCAGCGACGGGGCTTTGCGCTGTCCCGCCTCGAAAAACGAAGCGGGACAGAGTAGGACGGTGGGACAGCGCCAGGCCAAGTCAGGCCGCCCGCCGCAGCAGGATTTCAGCGATGGCCGCGTGGGCCAGGTCGAGCCTGCGGTAATACTGGCGTTTGCCACATCCGCATGCTGCCCATTTCATCGGGTCCGACATGTCGTAATCCGTGTAATGCAACCGCACCACCCGCTCGATGGGCGGCGGAAGGTGCTTGTTCACGATCAGCTCAATGTCCGCCGTGCGATCCAGGGGACAGCGAGCCCCCGCTGTGGAGCGAGTCAGGTTTCCCCTGGTCGCCATCAGCATAGCAATCACATTGCTCCCGCCGCTAGCGTTGCCGGCTGAACCTACGCCGTTCGGTGGGTGCAACTCGGCGGCCCAGGTCCGTAGCATCTCGTCAATCGGCTTGATCAAAATGCGGCCTCCTTCTGCGTTGGCCGCCCCTTCCACGACGGCGGCCGCTCATAGCCCCACGGCCGCACCGGCGACTTGCCGGATGCGGGCAGGCGTCTGCGCCGCCAGCCCAGACGGTGCATGATATGGCCAACTCGCATCTGCTCCGGCTTGCCCCAATGCCCGAAGTCGAGGTTGAGCGCGTCCCCCAGCAGGTCAGCACTGGTAACGGTCTCGCCGACGTACCCCTCCAGCCAACCGATCAGCTTGTGTTCCCAGGCATCGACCGTGTAGCGCTTGTCCTGCTCCTCCTCGAACAGCGCGCGCTCTTCACGCGAGACCCACCACTGATCCCCGGCGCGGTAGCAGAACAGCGCTTCTGCCCATAGCTGGTCCCGGATCTCGCGCAGCAGGTCCAGATCCACCTTCGTGCAGAGGACCGGCCAGTATCGACGGTTGCCGGTGGTGTCTTTCAGGTACTCGTCCTGGTTGGTCGTACCCACGAAAACACACTGTCGTGGCACATCGCGGGTTCTGCGGCCGTAGCTCTCGCGGAAGGTATCGACCGAGGCCGAAAAGAACTGCTTTGCCTTCGTGCTGTCGGCCTTGTTGAACGCATCCAACTCGCCCAACTCGCTGATCCACTTGCCGCGCAACATCTGGAACGTCTCTTTGTCACCGAGCACGAACGGGGTATCCATGAACCACTCGCCGCCCAGCACCGACATGGCGGTCGACTTGCCTTCGCCCTGCAACCCTTCGAGGATCAGCACCGTATCCATTTTGCAGCCTGGGCGCATAACACGCGCAACAGCGCCGATCAGCCAGCGCTTGCCGGCCTTCATCGAGTACGGGGTCTCCTCCACGCCCAAGGCCCTGTTCAGCCAATGCTCGATCCGCGGCGTACCGTCCCACTCCAGGCCCTCAAGGTACGCCCGCACCGGGTGAAAGCTGTTCTTGCTGGCCACCACCGACACCGCCTCAAGCACGGGCGGCACCTTCGTCAGCAGCCCGTATTGCTGGGCCAACCACTCGCACGCCAGCATGTCGTCCAGATCTGTCCACTCCCCCGTACCACCGCCATAGGGCGGCGTCCGCAGCTTCATGGTCTTGGCGCTGAACTCGTCATAGCCGAGCACGCCTTGCCATCGTTCGTCGTTCTGAAGGATGAGGCTGATGTTCACCATGTGCGCTGCCAGGCCGCCGCCCTTGATCCGCAGAAGGCAGTCACGCCAGCCCCCCTCAGCCGGTGGCCGGACCACCGCCATGACCTGGGCGCGTACCACTTCCAGCCCCTCGGCACAGTGCAGGTCGTTGAAGTCAGTCCAGCCCTCCTCCCGCTCGCTGCCAAAGCGAGGGAGTACGAACTGGCCGCCAAGGATCGTGGCGGCGTTCTCCGCAGCCTGAGCGCCCGGATTCCAAGGCGATCCGTCCGGGCGGGTGGTCTTCCAGTCGTCATCGCCGCAAAAGATCAGCGGCCGCGACGGGTACTCGGTCTGCATCGCCTTGCCGACCGGCAGCAGGTTGCCGGCATCGAAGGCGATAGCCACCGCGCAGCCCGTCGCCATATACAGGCTGACGCCGGTTGCGTAGCCCTCAGCGATCAACACCGGCTCGCCCGGTTCGGGGCGCGGACCGATCAGGCAGAACGCGCCTTCCTTCTGCATGCCGTAGGGCCAATACGCCTTGTCCCGGCCGGTATCGGGCTGCTTTTCGGGGTAGATGATTTGCAGTCCCACCAGCCCTTTGAGCGTCCGCATGGGAACCATGAAACGCCCGCCGTAGCCGTAGCGACCGCCGATCCCTACGATTTGCTTGCGGTCGAGATACGGCGCCTTGCCCTTCTCCGATAGCCGCTCCCACAGCCGCGCTGCGCCCTGGGCGGCACGCTGCGCGGCATAGGCGGCCTTCGCCGCCGCCTTGCGCTTGGCCTCTTCCTGCCGCGCGTGCATCAGCTCGCGCTCCTCGGCAGTCAGGCGAACACCCTTGAGCTTGAATTTCTCGTTGAGATCCTGCCGCCAGTTGCCGAAGCGCCCGAAATAGAGGGTCTTGCCGCTGGCAGTGGTGTATTCGTGCAGGACGTACCAGCCAGTTGCCTCCCCGTTCCGGTCGCCCTCGACCTTGCAGCGCACCAACTTCCCAAACACCCAGTCCGGGCTCCGCTTGGTGAAGGGTTCAATTCCATGGTCTCGAAGCTGATTCAGCACTTCGTCCAAGGCTTCGTTACTCACCGACGCCCCCTCCGCTCGTTGAACGATTGGCATTCGATGCAGGTTTGGCACCCCGGCACAGCTTCGCGACGGCGCGGCGGGATCGGCTCGCCGCAGCACTCGCACTCATGGGCCGATTCGCCAACCGTTACCAGCGCTCGGGCAGCCAATGCCGCCTCCATGCGCTCCAGCACCAAGCCATTGGCGTGATCCGCGATATCAGCCATTGGCCACCTCCCCGCGTTCGGCGCCCTTGGTGGTCTGGTGGACGTAGCGGGCCCGCTCGTAGAGGCCAACCGCCGCGCGGATGATGCTCATCGCCAGTTTTTGGGTTTCGGCCAGCTCGGCCGCGTCAATGCGGCCGTCCTCGATATGGCGCGCGATGGTGGTTGCCGCGTTGGCCGACGTGTGCAAGATCTCGCCGGCGCCGGCAATCAGGCTGGCCGGCACATCCTCGAACTGAAGCGGCGAAACGAAGAACCACAAGCTGTCGCCCAGCTCGGCATGCAGCGCGTCGAGCACGACCGCCCGCCCCTCGGCCGACACGTACCGCAGGAAGTCGAGCACGTCGTAGATGTTGAGGATATGGCTGGTGTGGCTGGGGTCGAACTTGTGGGAGGTGGTGGAGACGCTGCGGCCGGTGGAGTGAGCGAAGCCAGTGATGCCACCGTGGCACATGCGTTGATTGCGGGCGACGAGGTTGAGCGCTTCGCCCAGGGGGAGTACCTCGCGGCCCATACGGTCGAACTGATCCGCGAACGAAGGTCGGGACATGGCAATTATTCCTGTTTACTGCCAGTGCCACGACGCCACCAACCTTGTTACAGTAAGCGCCGTGGTCACATTGCATGGTGGTCACAAAGGCAGATGGCCGCTCTGTGGTGGAAAAGCCATCTGCCGCCTTGGCCAGGTGATCGGCATCCCTGATCACCTGGCCATTGCAGCCAGTCGCTCTGTGGTGGAGCGGCAGGCAACCCCAAGGCATCCGTGCCTTGGGCCCCGGTAGGCGGCCGCTCTGTGGTGGAAAAGCCGCCTGCCACGATAGCCGGGGATTGGTATCCCTGATCCCCCGGCTGTCAACGCCAGCCGCTCTGTGGTGGAGCGGCTGGCAACCCCAAGGCATCCGTGCCTTGGCTCGGGATGGCAGGGCCGGTCAGGCTTGGACATGCAGTGCGTCCAACCTGATCGGCCTTGCCGCCCCCCCCTCTATGAGCCCCAGCCCTTAAGCCGCGGCTCGAATCTTCGAGTCAGGCCGCGGGAACAACTGAGGCAGATCCGGGCGCAACTCCCATGCCTCGACGGCTCCATCAACAGCACTGACGACTGCCGGCACTCGCTCAGCCGGAACGCGCCCAGCCTTCAGCCACTTCCAAACGTGTGGCTGCTTTACGCCGCAACGGCGTGCAAGTTCGGATTGATTGCCCTTACACAAGGTGAGGACCGCCTCCAGCGCCTCGCGGCATTGGGTAGCGTCGGATTTCGTTGCAGTCATAGTGTCTTGCTCTGTGGTGGAGAACATGCGCAAAGGCTACAACCTTCGGAATAGGATGGTCAACACCCAAAGTTAAAACAAAATCTATAACCTTGGTCTTAGAATGGGCTGATGAAATACGTACCGAGAGACTTACTTCCCACCCTAGCCGAACGACTCCGCTATGCGATGGAGCAGCTAGGTATGAGCCAACCAGCAGTCGCCAAGGCGGCGGGCTGCTCCCAAACCACTATCTTCAAGATTCTGGAAGGCCAAACGCGCGAGAGCAGAAAGACCGGGGCCATTGCACGGGGAATGGGAATTTCGGTGGCCTGGCTGGAGAACGGCGAGATGCCCGCCACCGTTACTCATCTGCACAGAGCAAACAGAGATGTAGATAGAGCAGCCAGAGTCACCCTTGACCCCATTTCCCCCTGGGATAGCGACACCCCCTTGGATGATGATGAGGTTGAGCTTCCCCTATATAAGCAAGTGGAGATTTCTGCTGGGCATGGCAGAACCGCCGTCCAGGCGGAGCCCGGGCGAGTATTACGCTTCTCCTACGCAACGCTACGTGCGTGCGGCGTCTCCCCGTCAAACGCCCTGTGCGCCACCGTCACAGGCAAGAGTCAGGAACCTCTTATTCTGAGCGGAGCGACAATAGGAATTGACTGCGGAATGACACGGATTCTCCCCGGCCACCTGTATGCAATCGAACAAGACGGTGAGCTGAGGGTGAAGTTTCTGGAGCGCCTCGACGGCGGCGGCCTCAGACTGGTCAGCTACAACGACGAAGAGTACCCAAGCGAGAGCTATACGTTTGATCAATACTTGGAAAGACAAATGAAGGTGCTGGGCCGGGTCTTCTGGTGGTCCACCATTCGACCGCTAAACGCTCCACCTATTCCGAGATGCAATCACCCCAAAAACTAAAACCTTAGTTGTTGACCGCACTTAAAACCTTAGTTAGAGTTGCCTCGACTCACCACCACAGAGACGAGGTAACACCATGCAACGTTCCGCCACGGTACACGTCCACCCGGCCTGTACCTCCTCCCCCCAGCAGATCCAGCGCCTCCAGGCCGACACTGGCTGCCTTGTCGTCATCTTCAACGGCAAAGCCCAGCTTGTAGCCAGCCGCACCTCGGGCCGCCGCCATGTCGTAACCGCCACCTCCCCTTTTGGAGGTGACGCGGCATGACTCTCCCCCTCCAATACGCCTTCGAAGGTACCGAAGTGCGCGTCGTGATGATCAGCGGCGAGCCGTGGTTCGTTGCCAGCGACGTGTGCGCAGCACTGAACCTCCCCAACACTACTATGGCCCTGAGCCGGCTCGACGCCGACGAACAAGCCCTCATTTCAATTGAGGGCATCTCTCGCGGTAACAACAAAGCCAACGTCGTCAACGAACCGGGCCTGTATACCCTCGTCCTGGGCAGCCGCAAGCCCGAAGCCAAGCGTTTCAAGCGCTGGGTGACCCACGAAGTGCTCCCTGCTATTCGCCAACACGGCGCCTATAGCCCGTCCCCAATTGAGCAAGACCAAAGAGGCACTGCCGCGTCGGTAGCCAGCAACATCGACCCCGACGCGCTGGTTAGCGCTGGAAAGGTATTCAACACCCTCTTCCGCACAGCTCGACATATGGGCATGACCCGCCAAATCGCCGCCGGCCGGGCCAGTGAAGCCGCCCAACGCTCCACCGGAGTTGATCTAATCACCGAACTTGCTCCCAGCACGTGGCTGAACAGCAGCGAACTATCGAAGCTCCCACTTCGCGTTTCTCGCGATAACACTGGACTCCAGCAGCGTATCCATAGCCATTTGGAGGCGCACGGCTGGCCCCAAGCATTCACTGGTCAACAACTGATAGAGGAGCTTGGCCTAGTTGACGACAGAGCCAATCAATCAGCAGTCGGGAAGTGCCTGTCGGCGCTGAATTACCGTCGCACCCGGCTTTCGACGCAAGGCCGCCCCTGGGTCTACACCCGTCCGACCGCGTTAAAAGGAGGGGATTTGGCATGAGTGGCTATCGTCTCCGGCAGCAATCGTTCATCCGACTGCAAGCCCAGCTCAACCTGACCGGCAAGTTCCACCTGACACTCGAAGACGCGAAAGCCCAGGCTGTCATCTACGGCTCGATCACCACCGAACGCACCGACACCAGTGTTCGCATCGATCTCCGCATGGGCGATCAGCATCACAGCCTTACCCTGCCTTCCCGCAGCAGGAACAACGCCACCACCGTGGCGCAGTGGCTGGAAGGGATCGCGAACGGCCTGATCGAGACAGCCGAGTTCAAACCTACCCGCCGCTGGCGGGCGGCCGCTTGAGGTGCAGCGATGAAAGACTTGTCCCTGCACCAGGCCGCGCAGCGCCTCGGCCTAAGCCGTCCCGAGCTGATCAAGCGCATGAAGGCGGCCGGCCTGCTCGACAGCAGCAACCTTCCAGCCGTACCGGTCCGCGACCGCCTCTACCTGCGCGCAAAGGAAACGTCCTGGCACCACCCCGAACTCGGCATGCAGTACAGCCACTCGACGAAGGTGCGCCCGGCCGGAGTGGCATGGCTGGCCGACAAGCTCGGCATCCCACGCGTCTGCCCGCCGGCGGTCCCGGACCGCCGCGAGGTTGGCTGACGAACCCCGGCCCCGCGAGTACGCCCGCCAGATCGTAGCCCTGCGAACCGTCGAGGAACGCAGGGCGGCCCTGGAGCGGGTGCCGGAACACCTTCGGGAACTTGTACGAACCCACGTAGAGATCGCCTGGAACCATCCCAAAGGAGGCAAGGCATGAACCAATCAACTATCACCGACGCTCAGGCGACGCGGCTGGCAGCAATGGTGCTTAAGCTGGCAACAACAGCCCGGACGTCGGATCGGCCCAGCGATATTGAAGCCGCAGATCATCAGGCACGCGGCGCAACTCTATTCGCGATGACGGCCGGAATCATCGACAGCGACGCATACCTTGCACTCTGCAATCTCTCAACAGATGCGCGCTATCAGCGATCAACCGAACTCATCTTCGACCAGCCGCTGTACACCGGCGCGGCCCGCGCCAGGGCTCGCCACTCCGCTGCTCTACGGGCTGCCGTATGAGCACTCCGCATGACAACCAACCCGAGCTTCGCCTAACTCCGGCTCCGCGCCCGGAGACGGTGGAACTCCTCTACCGCACCTTCGGCGACGTGCTGATCCCGCTGGAGCAACTGCGCACCAGGTACTTCAGGAACCTCAACGAAGACAGCTTCAGCCTGGCCATCAAGGCCAAGCGGATAGCCCTCCCGTTGACCACCTTGGACCCCAGCCGCAAGGCGCCTTTGTTCGTTGACGTGCGCCACCTTGCGGCCCTGATCGACTCCCGAGCCTGGCAGGCCGACGAGGCATATGCCCGACAACGGGAAGACTAACAACCACCACCAGGGTCGCGCTGGCCCAAAGCGAGGAAGACATGATCTGGACAGAAGAAGGCCACAAAGCCTACCCCGAACTGGCAGCAGCTCAACGCGCCCTCTACGAAGCGAGGGATCAAAAAAGACTCCTGATGAGAAAAGCATTCCCCGCAGGGAAGCGGGTGCTGATTCGACTCTACAACGGAGAATACACGGGGACGGTCAAGCGCACCGACCTGAACCAGGTCTTCGTGATCAACCCCACAACCGGGGAGACCAACGGCGCCAATCCTCTGCTTGACACTCGCGGAAAGCCTTCGGTCGAGATCATCGACTGATCAACCATCCGCCCTGACGGGCACCACCGGCCGCCACCACCGGCCATCCACCACCAATGGAGAAAGCCACCATGCATACCCAACACATCATTCTCGCGGCCACCACGCTCGCCGCGCTGCTGATCCTGATCTCCACCGCCTACCTTGCCGGGCGCAAGGACAGAAAGAACGCGCAACAGCAGGCGGTCGACGAGGCGCTCTATCTCTGCCGCGTCTCGCACAGCCAGGAACTGACTGCGCTGCATACCGACCTGATCAAGCTGCGCACCAATGCCCAGCGCCTGCAACAGGTCATCGATGAGCAGCAGGAAGAGATCAGCGAACAGAAGGGGCTTCTGCAAACAGCCGAAGCCGAGGCTTCCGAGAAAGAAGCCGAGTTCGTGAGGGCTTATGTGGACCTGTCGAATACGGTCAAGCGGCTCAAGGCCGAGGCCTTGACGGACCAAGAGCAAGACGCCATCCGCACCGCCAGTCGCCTCCTCAGCGGCCACGCTCGACAGTTCCAAAAGACCGGCACCACCAAGCGCAACGCAGACGCCGAGGCCCAACAGCAGCTCGCCGCGATCCTCCAGCGGCTCGCCATCACGAGATTGGCCAGCCTGACCCGCCTGCGCCGCGCCCGGCCGCAGTGGGACGAGGACGCCGCTCGACGCGCGGAAATCACGATGACCGATATCAGCGACCAGATCCGGGAGATCGACGAGATCCTGCGCCCCAGCGGCTGGGAATCGGTCGACCTCGACTACTCCGGCGACACCGCGCCGATGTGCATGTGAGGCCGACCATGAACCGGATACTCGATATTCTGATTCCCCGCTTCATCACCGAGCGGGTGGCGCTGATCGACGCAAACGGCCAACTCGAAATCGCCTGCGCCCTCTCCAACGTGCGGCCGAACGAGCGGTTCGATGGGATCGCCACCATCCGATCCTTCAACCTGGCGGGCTTCGCCTTGTTCCCCAGGATGGTGGACGGCCCCCACCCATGGCCAGTGCAACTCCATCCGAGCAACAAGGACTCGGCGGATGTGATCAATCTCCCGCCCTGCCCCTGGTGCGAGGGCCCTCCAGTCGTGCTGGTCGCTCGCACGTTCTCACCCTTCGGAACGGTCCGGGAAATGACGACCTACGGCTGCGAGGGCCTGGACGTCGACGCCTATGTGTTCTGCCACGAATGCGGCTGCGAAGGCCCGAAGTGCGAAGACGTGATCTTCAACGCCGAAGACTTCCGCCGCGCGGAACGCGAAGGCGCCCGCCTCTGGTCTGAGCGGACCAGCAGGAACCGGCATCTATTCGACTCGAACGCGGCCGATGGCCACTGCGTCTACCCGAGGAGCGCCCAATGACCGCCCCTATCCCAGCTGGCTGCGTAGCAGCACTCCGCCAGGGCGCCGCCCTGGCACACGCCACCCACAGCACCCAAGCCCCGGCCGCGCAGAAGCGCGGCGGCGGCCTGGCACGTCGCATCCAACTGATCGCCATCGCCCAGGGCCGCCAACCGATGCCCGAGGGTGGCGCTATAGAAAGCCACTGCTGCGCAGCAGCAGGCATATTCCAATCCGACCCTCAGCACACGCCGAAGGCACGCATACCCCACGAAAGGCTGCGCCGGGGCGCGAAGCACATAGCCACGCTTCGCTTAATGACTCGCTCGCCCGCGCAGCTTGTCGAGGGGGGAAAACGCCCACCGAAGCCCACCGATAACGCACTGATCCGCACTCTGTGCGCGCAGATCCGCGAGCAGAACCAAGAGATCGCCGCGCTGCGCATCGCGAACACCGACCTCCTCCAGCGCCTGGAGAAAGCCGAACGTGGCCTGGCCCAGCTCGACATCTTCCACGACACCAAGGAGCCCATCGCATGAGCCAGATCCCAGCCGAGGCGCGCATCGTGGGCCAGTTCAGTTGCGGCGCGGCCTCTGCGGTCGCCGGCAAACTGGCCCTGGCCCAATACGGCGATACCCACGACGTCCAGTTCCTCAATGCCTACCTGGCCAACGAGCAT